TTGTCAGAGACCATGTCCGTTGACTATCAATTCCTGTCAATCGGCCCATACCAACTCTGCTACCACTGGATTGACATGTATTACCCATCTGTCAGTTACTTAACTACTAGCTTCTCAGACCTCATAGTCGCTAGTAGTGCTACTGGATCAATTTCTATACCTTTTAGTTCATTATCAGGAATTCCGTATTTAATCTTTAAATATCGATCATTCCTCAGACCTGAACTAATTGACTGCCCTGTTGAATCAAATACATTCCTTTACCTGTCCATCGTGATTGGTGTTGGAATGTTTTCATTCATTACTGGAGCTTTCAAATTCTTTCAATTACGTTCTGGAATGCATCAGTGCTTCCACATCCCCTGCGGTGAAAACCGAACTATCTGGGTCCTTCGACCTACAGCAAAGTTCGGTCTTATCAAAACCCTTTGGATGGCTAAGGAGATATTTGAGTATCTTCCTAGAAGAATGGAACCTGAAATTATAGATATACCTGTATCCACTTTATCACCGAAAGGTAACAAAATATATGCATTTTCTCATGTCAACAATGACAATGAGATTATTTACTCATACACTCTTGCTGGTACTCACACAACAGCAAGTATTGACGAGAAAGCATACACTGTTATCAAGACGTGGAACACCGACAGAAAAACGAAGATTAATGCGGCGCAATTCAACCAACAATATGGTGGTACAAAGAAGTGGGAACCCATCGAGGTTCAACTTGCCATATTGGCTGTCACGTATGTTGAGAATCATCGCAAGGGTCTTGACTACGTTAGACCCCCTTCAACTATTCACTATACTTTCAAACCAGAAGATTATGACTGTACTGTTGACGAGAAACCAGCAACAGACAAGTACTTCGAAGGTTGCACCAGAGGTGTCACTCTTATACCCGTTAAGTGTAAGGCTAATACCGCACACTCCATCAAAACCCGCGTGACTGATGTTAAACCAACTTTACCTCCCATTACTCGTAAACAACAAAAGCTCATTACTGAGTTTCTTGTTGAGTATAGGAAAGAAGTTGAACCAACACGAATCACGTCTTATGATGAAGTATTATTGCGGCAAACCCGGCCTATCCAGAGGAGGTCCAACGAACAAGCGATGGACATCCTTCCCTGGGTATGGCTCAAAATTACACTTACTGTCGGTAAAATGACTAAGTCTTTTCAAAAACAAGAGGCTAGCACCAAACCTGGCGACCCTAGAAATATTACACCCATGCCTGATAAGGTACGTCTCGAAAACTCGAGAATATCTTATCCCTTAGCCAATAACATGAAGAAAACCAAATGGTACTCATTTGGGATGATGCCGGCAGCAATCGCAAGAGCTGTGGCACTTTATGTTTCGGACCCTAGAACCAAAACCATTGGTCTAGGGGACTACTCTCGCATGGATGGCACTGTCAATCATTTGGTTAGAACTTTCGACTTAGCCTTCTTACATGCTAACTTCGACACAGCAGACCACGAATTTATCGATGAGTGGTATTCTCTGACATATGGTAATTATGTCAATGCTGGTTGGGGTGAAAAATATGAGCAAGGCGACTCACAAGCCTCTGGTGATCCTTACACTTCTTGTCTTAACACAGCTAGGAATGCTTTCATTCAATTCTGCTGTGCAAGAGAGGATCTTCAACCTGCCGGAGCCTATGATAATCTTGGACTAGCCGCTGGGGATGATTCAATTCAGCGAAATGTCAATCCTGACACTGCAGTAAAAGTTGCTAAAACTTGGGGCTTTGTACTCAAGTTCGCGACCCGTTTACGCGGTCAGACAATCGACTACCTTTCCAGACAGTATTCACCTGCTGTTTGGGATGGAGCGCCTGACAATATCGCATGCCCCCTACGACTTATTTCCAAATTCCATATTTCCCGTCTAGCAACGAAAGTACCTGCTGAAGTACTGGCTTACACCAAGGCCGTATCTGTCATGGCTAATGACCACAGCACATACTTACTTTCAAACTGGATGCGAAAAATCATTCGACAAACATCTGTACCAGCCCGAGCTTGGATCAAGCAAGCATCCGCCGGCGCCAAGTGCGAACTCACTCGTGAAAGACAGTGGGCTGCCAGACTAATCGACGATAGTTGTGATATTGAACGACTACCTAGAGATTTCAGCAGTAAGGCTTCTTACCAAACTGAAATGCAACTCGATTCCGTCTGGCAGACACAAATCTTCATTGATGAGGGATTTAATGTCAATGACATGGAAGATTTCATCGAATGGTGTGACAACCCAAATACTGACTGGCGTGATTGTCCAGTCCTGTATGAACGCGAAGCTATCAAGACCGCAGTGCCTTACCTGGCCAACGGTGAGATAGTGGGACCTTCCGAAGCCACATCAGACACTCTAGACATTGTTAAACTACAATCTGAATGTTCACTTGATCTCAAGTTTTCTGGACCACCTGTTCTAATGCCGAGGGAAGACAACGTCAAACTGGATGATGTTGACATCAAACAGCTTGTCAAGTTATTCACGGCAGAAGACCAAAAACGGAAAACTCCTGAGCCACGAGTTGAATCAGTCAAACAATGGATACAAAAGTCGAAAGAAGTGAAGAAACCGAAGAAAAAGAAGACCGAGAACGTAAAGTCTTCAAACGTACCCAACGGATGCCAGACCTATCCTTGCCGGCGCAAGGACAACTGTAAAGGATGGTATGCCGGACTCAACCCCTGTAGTGTTCGAGTCAACGAGGCAGGAAAATTTTGTGCTGAGTGCCACAAAATCTACCTCGCTAAAAGTAAGACTAACTAAGGTCGCCTAGTCCCGGGCGGCACCATATAAATTCCAAACTCTACCATGCCCACTAAAAGACAAAGACAACGTCAACCGCGTAAGCAGAAGAAGCAGCCACG